TTATGAAAGATTAGGTATACAAGGTGTATCTGGTAATCAATTACGTACAGCAAGACGTTCTCTTAATATTATGTTTCAAGAATGGGGAAACAGAGGTCTTCATTATTGGGAAGTAGGAAATTCTTCTTTTACTCTTGTAGATGGTCAAGCAAATTATACTGCTTATAGAGCGACATCAGATGGTACTTCAGACGCAACAGCTATTTATGGTGTTGATGATATTTTAGAAGCTGTATATAGAAATGCTTCAAGTGTAGATACTTCTCTTACAAAAATAGACAGATCAACTTATCAAGGTTTAGCTAACAAAGGATCTGAAGGTACACCTTCACAATATTTTGTTCAAAGGTTCATTGACCGTGTTACGATGACTTTGTATCAAACACCAGGAAGTTCTCAAGCCGGTCACTTTGTTAATTTTTATTATGTAAAAAGAATTCAAGATGTAGGAAACTACACAAATGCAACAGATGTACCTTATAGATTTGTTCCATGTATGGCATCAGGACTAGCTTATTATTTATCACAAAAATTTAAACCTGAATTAACACAACAAATGAAGTTATTATACGAAGATGAATTACAAAGAGCCTTACAAGAAGATGGCTCACCATCAAGTTCTTATATAACACCAAAGGCTTATTATCCAAATGTCTAATTTTGCTAGAGGAAAATATGCACAATTTATTTCTGATCGTTCTGGTCAAGCTTTTCCTTACAAAGAAATGGTTACAGAATGGACTGGAGCTAAAGTTCATACTTCTGAATACGAACCTAAACAACCTCAACTAGATCCAAAACCTCATGGAGCAGATCCCCAGGGTTTACAACAAGCTAGACCTGCAAGAACAGAGTTTCCAACAGCGGATTTTTTACCTGATAACCCTTTTTCTATAACAAGCGGAAATAAAATAATGACTGTAAGTTTTCCTGATTACTCTACAGAAGCTCAAGGAGGAGAATTAAATTATGTAAGATTTCAAGGTGTTAAAACTCCTGTTGGTGCTAGATCAATAGAACAAATAGAATTATCTTCAACACTTAATGCAAATATTTCTTCTACAGCCACTTCAATTACTTTATCTGCTGGAGATGGTTCTTTTTACTTACCATCAAATAGCTATGTAGTAATTGAAAAAGTAAATAGTGAAACAGGTAGATATGAAAATGAAGTTGTTTTTTATCAAACTTCAACTATTCATATAGATACAGGTATAGTAACTTTAAGTAATTGCGTTCGTGGAACTTCTGCAACTTTTAGAGGAGAAAGTTTTCCTAATACTACAGCAAGTTCTCATTTAGCAGGTGCTAAAGTTTTTGGTTGCCGTCTTGCTTCTATAGATCCAGATACTGTTGTAACAGGTGCTCAACCAGCTACTATAGAACAGTATAATAGATTTACTATTACTTTTGATTCAAATTCAACGTCAACAGCAACAGGTGGTGGTTTACAGTGTACAGTTGGCCCAGTAAATGATAGAGCTTAATTATGATAAATAAAATTTGGAATTGGATAAAACAAGCTGTTAGACCTCATAGACAAAAAGATGAGCATCTTGAGTTTTATGAAGAAACTCCAAAACAAAAAAAGATGCGTTTAAAATATAAAAAGGATTTTAAGTAATGGCTGGTATAAGTTACACAACTTTAGTTACACAAATAAGAAACTATACTGAAACAGATTCTAATGTTTTAACTACAGATATTTTAGAAAATATAATTTTAAATGCTCAATATAGAATAATGAGAGATGTACCTATTGATGCAGATAGAGTTCAACAAGATGGAAATTTAGTTATAGGTCAGGAATCAATAAATGTACCAGCAGGTGCATTATTTATAAGAGGTGTTCAAGTTTATGAGTCTACATCTGCTATAACTGGACCCAATATTTGGTTAGAAAAAAAAGATGTAACTTATCTTCAAGAATACATATCTTCAACTCTTTCTACAAAAAGAGGTCAACCTAAATATTATTCTATGTATGGAGGAGCTACAGGCGATACAGATACTACATCAGGAAGACTATATTTAGCTCCAGTTCCTGATGCAACATACAAGTTTAGAGTTCATTTTAATAAAATGCCAGCTACATTAGAGTCAGGAAATGCTACAAATTATATAAGTATGAATTTTCCAAATGGCTTATTATATTGCTGTCTGTCAGAAACATATGGTTTTTTAAAAGGTCCGATAGACATGTTGACACTATATGAAAATAAGTATAAACAAGAGATACAAAAGTTTGCTAACGAGCAAGTTGGTAGAAGACGAAGAGATGACTACACAGATGGCGCTGTTCGAATACCAGTAAAATCAGCAAACCCGTAGGAGATTAAATTATGGCAATATCATCAGCAATTTGTAACAGCTTTAAACAAGAGATATTAGTTGGTACACACAATTTTACAGCATCAAGCGGAAATACATTTAAAATAGCTCTATTTACAAGTTCAGCATCTTTAGGTGCAGGTACAACAGCTTACGCTACATCAAACGAAATAACTAATGCATCAGGATCTGCATATTCTGCAGGAGGTGCAACACTTACAAGTGTGACTCCAGCATTATCTGGTTCAACAGCTGTATGTGATTTTGCAGATGTTAGTTATACTTCAGCATCTTTCACAGCAAATGGTGCATTAATTTATAATGATTCACAATCTGATAAAGCTGTAGCAGTTATTGCTTTCGGTGGTGATAAAACAGTATCATCTGGAACTTTTACAATTCAATTTCCAACAGCAGACGCATCTAACGCAATCATTCGTATAGCGTAAGGAGGATTTCCTTATGGCTTCAACCTGGGGTAATAACACTTGGGGTTCCAACGAATGGGCAGATGATGTAATTTTAAATTCATTAACTGGTCAACAATTAACATCAGGCGTAGGTTCTACTTTAGAAGCTTTCAACGAAGAAGGTTGGGGTAGATTAAACTATGGTGTAGCTGACTGGGGTGAAGGAGCAAACGAAACTATTTCTCTTGGAGGTTTAGCCACAACTTCATCAGTAGGTTCTATAACTATAGGTGTAGCATACGAATTAGAGATGATAGGTTCTAATCACTCTTTAACTTCAAGTGTTGGTAGCCCTAATGTTTTTGGAGAATTAGGTGTACCCTTAACAGGAGTATCTGCAACTTTTGCAACACCAACTTTATCTTATGTAGGAACATTAGTTGGTTGGGGTAGAGGCAATTGGAGTGAATTAACTTGGGGTGAATCTCCAAATCAAGTAATAGGTTTAGTAGGTCAAGAAATAGAATCTAGTGTAGGATCACCGACATTAGAATTTGCATATGAATTATCTAGTCAAGTTGCAACAACAAGTGTTGGAAGTGTTAGTTTTGCAATTAGTCCAACAATTAATTTAAGTGGACAAGTTGCTACATCTGATGAAGGACTTTTAGGTTTAGCTTTTGGAGTTAGCACTGAACCAATAACAGGAGTGGCTTCTACTTCAGGTTTAGGAACAGCAGGTTTAAATTTTGGAGTTAGCACTGAACCGATTACAGGAGTATCAGCAACAACTAGTATTGGAGAAATTACAGTCGGTTCTGTTGAGTTAATAAACTTAACTGGTGTATCTGCAACATCTGGATTAGGTTCTCTTACATTAGAATTTACATACGAATTATCAGGTGTTTCTTCTACATCTTCAGTAGGATCTTTTACACTTCCTGATGTAGTACAGGGATTAGTAACAGATCAGCTTACATCTTCGCTAGGAATATTAGGAATACAGTCTTACGCAAACATTGACACTGGATCAAATACATCGTATACAAGTCCTGCAACAGGGTCAAATAGTAGTTATTCTTCTGTTGCAACAGGATCAAATACAAGTTATAGTGACGTCGCATAGGAGATAATTTATGGCATCAACATACACACCTCTCGGTATAGAGCTAATGGCAACTGGTGAAAACGCCGGTACTTGGGGAACAAAGACTAATACAAATTTAAATATCATTGAGCAAATCTCTGGTGGTTATTCTACTCAAGCTGTAACAGATTCAGGAACACCAACAGCTTTATCAGTTTCTGATGGATCAACTGGAGCGGCTATGTCTCACAGAATGATTGAGTTTACTGGTACAATATCAGGAGCTAGAGTTGTAACAATTCCT